GTGACTGTACCACACGCTGTTCTTGGACTAATTTTATTTACTTTTACTTCACTCATAATATTTTCCTATTGAAACTTATATCTTATTACTACTATACCTGAACCGCCTGCTTGACTATCATTACCAGATATTCCACCTCCGCCTCCACCACCAGTGTTAGTTGTCCCTGCTTGTGCTGCTGTGGGTGGATTAGAACCATTTCCACCACCACCTGTACCACCCGTTCCTAGAGTAGAACCTCCACCAGCCCCTCCACCACCAGCTCTTGCAGTTGGTGTTGCGTTAATTGAAGTTGTTGCACCAGTACCACCAGGACCACCTATATTTGTTCCTGCATTTGTTCCAGCTACAGTTGCTCCACCACCACCTCCACCTGCACCACATCCAATATTTGGACTTCCAGGTGTACCTCTATCTCCACCTTTAAAACCTTGAGCTGGACTTACTGAAGGAGTATTTCCTGTTCCTCCAGGCGCACCTGCACTAGCTGGACCATCATAAGCTCCACCACCACCTGAACCGCCACTAGCTCCTTGAGCAATATCTATTGGAGTTGTAAATGATCTTGTTCCACCTCCTCCACCACCAGCTGATGTTATTGTACTAAAAGATGAATTACTACCACTTCTGGTAGGACTAACTCCACAGCTACCAGAGCATTCTCCTGGACCCCCTCCACCTACTACTATCGGATAACCTGTAGCTGCAACCGGTAAAGCTGAAACACAAGCTCCTAAAGGACTAGCTGAATAACTACCTGATGCTGTTCCAGAAGATTCTCTAAAACCACCGGCACCACCACCTCCACCACCTTCACCTGATCCAGGATTTCCTGAACCACCTCCACCTGCACCTGCTACTACCATATAATCTACTGTTGCTGAACCTAAAGGATTACCTACTGAACAAACTGTGAAAGTACCTGGTCCTGTAAATGTGTGGACTTTATAATCTGTACAAACGGTTGTAATGGTTCCACCTGTTGCTGTAACAAAAGCTGGTAATACTCCTGCTTGTCCTGTTGATTCAGTTGTATTTATCCAACCTTCTGTTGCATCTACATAAACTAAAGTTATTGATTGACCTTCAGTTTCAGCTACAAAATTAGCAGCTACACCACCTACTTTTTCTGAACCATTAGGTGCTATTGTTAAATTATTTGTTTGAAAAGTTCTTGTATAATCTGCAAAAGCTATAACATCACCCGCGGTTCCCGCTGGTAAGTTAGCTGTTATTGCACCACCTGTTGTATTTATAAAATAACCTACTCCTGCTACACCTGTAACAGTAGTTGTTTTTGCAGTTGTATCCCATGCAACCGCTGAATATGTTTGACCAAAACCGGATTGCGAAGCGCCGGCTGCTAGTGTTACTGTATCACCACTTGCACCAATAGTAACTGTATTACCAGATTCGTTGATAATATTTTTACCTGCTGCTGTGTTTTGTACGTTGTTTACTTTTATTATACTTGTCATAATTATTGAAATTTGTACCTTATTATAACGATTCCTGAACCACCGTTTGACGCAACAGGAGCTGCAGCAGTTCTTTTACCACCACCACCACCACCAGTATTTGTTGTGCCATTTTGGTTGTCATTATTAGATCCAGAAGATCCATTTCCACCCCCTCCAACTCCACCTGATCCACCACCTTCGGGAATTTCTCTACTACTTCCTCCACCTCCTCCACCGTAAGCTGTTGAACTTGCTGAAATACTCGTTGTTGCACCTGCACCACCTGCTTTTGATCCATCACCAGGATTACCTGCAGCAGTTGCTCCACCACCACCACCAGATGCTGAAGTAGGTACGCCTGCTGATGTATTACCTAATCCTCCAGGATTACCTTGAGATGGACTAACAGGAGGGGTATTTCCAGCTCCTGTAACACTAGGAGGAGCTGACGAGTGAGAAGTTTCTCCACCACCAGATCCACCAGGTTCTGCAGCTAATCCAGGTGGTCTTGGTGTTGGACCTTCAGATCCTCCGAAACCACCACCTGCCGATGTAATTGTTGAAAAACTTGAAAGTGAACCTGATGTAGATCTAGACCCACCTGCACCAGGACCACAAATACCAGTACCACCCGAACCTATTACAATTGGATAACCTTGAACTGAAACTGGTAAAGCTGAAACACAACCTCCTAAAGGAGAAGCTGAATAACAACCAGAAGCTGCTCCTGAAGATTCTCTAAATCCACCAGCTCCACCACCACCGCCACCAGAACTACTGCTTCCAGCACCTCCACCACCAGCGACAACCATATAATCTACTGATATTGAACCTAAAGGATTACCTGCACAAGAAACTGTAAAAGTACCTGGTCCTGTAAAAGTATGAATTTTAAAATCACCAGATGTTGTTTCAGTTCCACCTGTGGCTGAAATAAAATTATTAATATTATTTGATTCTTGAACTACATTCCAACCTTGTGTTCCATCTACATAAATTAAAGTTACTGTTTGATCACTAACCAATAAAACTAAATCTGCAGCACTTCCTCTAATGTTTGATCCATTTCTTGCAACTGTTAAATTATTAGTAGAAAAAGTTCCAGCATAATCTGAAATTGAAACAATGTCTCCAGCTGATGGAGATGTAGGTAGTGTTATTGTAAAAGCTGCTGAAGTTGTATTTGCAAAGTATCCTGTGCCTGATACAGCATTAGCTGGATCTGCTGTCTTTGGAGTTGTATCCCAATCCACAGTTCCTGTTCTACCGAATCCTGTTTGACTACCATTATTTACAATAGTAGTTCCAGTTGGAAAAGTAATTGTATCACCACTTGCACCAACTGTTAAATCAGTTCCGCATTGTGGTTCAATTGCATTTACTTCTATTTTGCTCATTAAATTACTACCAATGTCCCTGTTATAGTTTGTGTTCCAGTAACCGTTACCGGTCCTGCTAATACTCCTGAATCTAAAGTTTGATCTTGATCAAGAGTTGAAGCATGAGTTACAACATAACCTGTAGCCTCCATTACTGGAGACATTGCTTTCTTTGCAGGGATTGTGCAAAATACTTCTTTCGCACCCGCTGAAAAATCAATTTTAGCTGTAGTACCTAAGTTATTACTTATGACTGTGTTTCTAGATAGAGTATCGGTTGCAGCATCGGTTACTGTACCAATACCTACTTCAAACTGATCTGATCCAGTATTTGTAATACAATAATACGTAGTATTAGTATTACCTACACCCGATACGAATGAAATAAAATCATCAGAAGCACCTGCTAGGTCGAACGTTCCCGTTCCAATAGTGGTGCTTGTCTCTTTAACTCTATCGTTAATGACAAGGGCCATCTATACTCCTAAGCTATTCTTAATATTGCTGCTGTTGTCGTAAATGCTGGGAACTGAATAGTGAATGTTCCTGCTGTTGCAGTTTTAACCCCACCAAAATCTAATACACAAACTGCTTTTTTACCGTCTGTACTATTATAAATTAAAGCCCCTTCAGCTGATAAAGTTACTCCAGTAAATGATAAGTTTGCAAAATCAACAATTGCAACTCCTGATGCAACTGATGTTTCTTGTGATTGTAGCTGTGATCCTTTAGCTGTGTATTGCCCTGAATTAGCTACTTCACTACCTGTTGTGTAAGATGTTGTTGCTGCGTTAATTGTTGCTAATGATGTGTATAACGCTAAATTAAATGCGTCGCCACCTGAAGCTAAATCGTGAACTCCGTCTAATAATTCTTTTTTAAATGAATTACATACTGCTTGTGTTATTGCCATAATATTTCTCCTTTAATAATTTATCATGAATTAGGTGAAGGCGAAGGCACTTTTATACGTGGTACACCATCATCAAATTCAGCACGTCTTCTTCTTCCCATTTGTTGAAGAGCAAACGCTTGTATTTCTTCATTATACTTCCCTTTATAGAGATTGTACATATCTAGGGGTCCTTTTAGATAAGAAAAAGCTTCAGTTAAAACACCGTGAAGCAGTAAAGATTCTTGATACTGAGATAGATAATTTGTACTTGTTGAAGTAAATCCAGGAGGATCAATTATATAGTTTAATTGAACTGCATAAGCTTGATCTGGAGTTGGAGCTACAACAACATTATCGTCATCCCAATTAGCATAATACTTAGGTTTACCTGTAGCACCAGAACTATTATATTCTGAGATAAAACTAGTATCTCTTTTTTCCATAAAATCTCTAGTTCCTGTTTGATCAGTAGTAGAGAATATTTGTAATGATCTAATAATTAAAAAATCAGCAGGCATAACAAGATACCTTTTATCAGCTGTAAATGAAGAAGTAGCGTACTTTCTAGTTTCATCATAATCTACCGCACCTGCAATCCCTAATTCTGTGTTTCTAATAAACTGTTGGATTAGAGTGTCTGTTAATACATTAGCATCAACCTCTGTATAGCTTCTTACTTGTGTTAAAAAATTTGAATAAGTTATTGCCATTATGTAATACTAATTACTACCTTTCCTACTCTAGTTCCTATTTGTCTTTTATTGTTTTCTTCTAATGGGTCCGTAGAAGGCTGCATACCATTTGAAGTAAATTGTCCAGGCCAATATTGTGGGTCTAAATAAACTGTAACCGGAGCTGCTCTTTGAGGTCTAGCATTCCATAACGCTTGAGGATCCGCCATATGTGGTTTTGGATCTAGTTGTGGATGCTTAGCTTCAAATTCAGATGTATGTACCCATGAACCATTCCATTCTTTTACCATTTCTAAATACGGAAAAGCTTGTCCTGATCTATCTGATATTGATTGAGAGCGTTTTCCTTTTGCGTAAGCCATTATGATCCTTGTGGGTAATAGACATTAGGTGTGATATAAACAGAAGTTCTCTGTCCATCTTCTTCTAATGCTCTTTTTAATTCATCTTCATATAATAATTTTAATGCTTGAATTCTATCAGGTGCAATTTTTTGTGATAAGTAGAAAGCTAATCCAGATACCATACAAGGAAAAAATCTAAAAGGCATATCTGAAGTATTAGTGTAAGCCCCTACATCTTCAATTCTTGCAAGATAGTAATAGAATATATTACTCACGGCGCTCGTAGCAGGCGCCAGATATAAACTTATAGTTGGATTAATTTGTCTATTAACATAATACTGCGAAGGTGTTCCTGTTATAGTCTTATCAGGTATTGCAATATACTCAGATCTAGATACTTTTGTTAATGTTTGTTGATTACCACCTGTTGTAGTTACAACAGCTTCAAGTACATCATTACAATCACTAGGTGTGTTATAAGTTACTTGTCCATTAATAAGTGTTGTAGTTTCAGATTTAACTTTCCAAAGGTTAATACCTCTGTTACCCCATTCAGAAAATAGTAAGTTTAAACTTCTTCTAGCAGAACGAATATCGTTACCTGAATTAGTTCTTACGCCACATCTTTCGTAAGCTTCTTCAATAACTTCATCGATTGTAATATTAAAACTTGTAGTTCCTGATGTAGCCATTGCATCCTTATACTAAGATTGCTTTTTTCAAACCGTTTGGTAAGTTTTTTTGTCCGCCAACAAGTTTACCTGTTTTAGCATTCATCATTTTACCATATTTAGCTTGACCAATTTGTCCAGTCATTTTATAGTTTTTGTGTCCACCACCAGCAGACATACCGCCTGACATTTTCTTTTGCATCTTCATAATTATTTTACTCCCTCAAATTTACCACCTTTAACAGCGATACCCATACCACCGCAAGATAGATTGATTATTTTATTTTTAGCTGCAGCTTTTGCAGCACTATCCTGTTTGTCACCTTTGACAGAATCCGTTGCTTCTTTTAATGCTTTTAAGTAAGCTTTATATTCAGTTGCTTCATCCATTACTTTAATAAATCTCCATAATAGTTTGTTAAATTTTTATTTGATAAATCTATTCCACCTGAATCATGCTTAATAAATTTACCTTGATAAGCTTCAGTTACATGTGATCCCTTACTAGCTTTCTTAACACAGTTAGGAACTTTTCTTCCACCCTTGGATTTCATTCCAATCATTTCATACCCTTCCCAACAAGGTCCTTTTTTAGCCATTTAAATCTCCTTTTGTGCCGCGGCATTCAGAGTGTATAACTTCTGCTGTTTGCGGTTATATAACTTCTTTG